GTACTACAGAGTTAGGAATCAAATTAGTAAAACTAGGAACAATTGTAGCTAATACACACCCATATGGTACTGTGCTTGTTAGTGCAACCGGGCCGATACCATTACTTAAGTTGCCCAATCCATTATTACTTCCGTCACCGGTAACGCTTCCTACACTTACCCAGATATACGTAATATCGCTTGGGCCAGGAATTCCTGATATTAATTGATTGGTGCTATCAAAAAAATAACCACTTGGTGCAATGAATTTTAACAATGCACCTTCAGTAATATAAGAAGTATTTCCACCGCTATATATACCTACCTGTACAGGTCCGGCGGCATTATAAAAATACCCAGTTGTTTCTTCTGAATTGAAACTAGTCTGATGCCACATGTACGTGTACAATGGGCTATAAGTAAGTGGTTGAATTACCCATGGAAAGTATTCTACATAGTATTGTAACACTCTACTGCTATTCAACACTGTACTCAATGTTTCTGTAAGAAAATTTACAATTTCACTGGTACTAGAAGGGTAGAAAGTTATAAAACCTAAACTGTCATCAACAAACACGCCACCGTCATCAGCAAAATCATTTGTCGAACTATACTTTGCGCTAGGATCTTGTAAATCAAAATTTCGACTTACACCCACGCTAACGCGGTTAAGTGCCTTGCTCTTGATGATTGAACTATACAATGTGAATGGGAAGTTATTATAATCTTCTCCGTTAACCATACGATTTTGTGTATAGAATCTTTGCGGCGCACGTGTTTTGATGTTTTGTAATGTTTCACGTTGTTGTGCAGTAGTAACTGGTAATTGTAATTCTAATGCCATTGACAATGTTTCTGTACGACCAGTTCTAGTAATATACTTAATATTAATTATAATACCAGAAAATTCTGTTGGGTCAATTGTATATGTTAATGCATTGCCTGTTCTTACATACGATACAAAATTACCTGTTGGCATTTCACCAAACACACCGTCACCAAAATTATATGTAACTTGGTCATTAAATCTACTAGTGACACTATAAATCTTTTTGTTAATATTTTTAGTTTGCTGTGAGTAAATGCTATCTACTTGTGCCCATGGAATAAATGCACTTGTTGTTGGGTCAACTCCATACAACCACGTATCTGTGTTATTGACACCTTGAATATTGATATCAATCTTTTGATTACTTACTTGCTCGGGTACATTAAATGCATATGTGCCTAGTGTACCTTGTTTAAAGTACATAAAGAAGCCAGTATTAGGGCTACCAAATCCTAAATTATCGTTGCGATACAACATGTTAAAGGTGCCGTTAGGTGCTGGTGATTTTTCATACAATGATGAACTATTCATACTGGTCATACTGACACATTCGAATACCATGCTGACACCGTCAATTGTAGCACCAAAACTACTAGTTGGTAATGCTCCTGGTGGAATTCTTATTGAATATTCATCAGTCTTTACATCTAATAATGTTTGACTGTTGCCGGGTTTACCAACACGTTGGCTATCAATCAATGTTGCATTAACCACTGTATTAAATTGTTCTTGCCAATTTGGATTTGCGGGGTCATTCCATAATATAGTTAATCCGCTTAGGTTAAGACCATTAATGTCTTTTAATTGTTCAGTTGTTTGTACGCTGGTTATTTTTAAAAAGCCCTGACCAGCAATATTGCGTTTAGGTGTATATCCAACTAAATTGGCTAATTTTACTACGGAGTCTCGGCGCTCGGCGGTATCAATAAAGTTTTCACGTGTATTTAAATCATTACGGAAACTCATGGCTTGACCCATGAATGCCATAATATCCAATAATGCTACATATTCACTTGATTCTGTATAGTCATTGAATGTTTCTGGATAATAGGCACGGAGGTAATCTACGAAATTCTTACGTAGGGACTCATAATCATAGCTTTGAAAATCAGCTTGACTATATGTTTTATAGATTGATTTCCAATCATTGACACCAAAAATACTACTTTGTCTTGAACTTGTGGCCATATTTAATCTCTCTTACATATTTATCGTACAAAAAAACCGTGTTTTTATACTGCCGTTGCAGTTTTTGAACCTTGGTCAAATAATACAGCCAGCTGAGTAGCGTTGTTAAAGGGTGTTATAGCTAATTCCATTTCGATCAATATCCCCGATTCCATACTGGTAGTTTGTATGTTGTTTAACATAATTCTAGGATCCATTTGAACTACTCTTGCAATTTCTTGTTCAAGTTGTTTTCTAACATCTATTGTGTTTGGTTCAAATATATAACTCCACAACGTTGTACCATATTCAGGTTTACCGGGCTTTTGACCCTGCACAATGTTAAAAGAATTTAACAAATCTTGCAGTACCAATTGTTCATCTGTAGTTCTAAATTTCTTACCAGAACGCTGAACTTTATCCGTGTTACTTACTGTATTATTAATACCTCTGGTAAATCCAGCAGTCCTTGCATTTTCTACATGTTGTGTACTAAATCCTACGTATATTGGCATATGTAATCCTTTAAATCGTTATTATTTTTTCTGCTTGTTTAGACAATTCATCTAATTTTTCTGCGCTTGCATGTACTGCTTCATATGTATCTTTAGCCTGAGTGCTGTCATTTCCATACTTTGATAATGCAATTTGATGTTTTTCAGACACCTTCTCATAATTAGCTAACTCAGCTTCTAGTTGCGATGTAATACTGGCTAATTTACTTTCGCCGGAGACATTGGGTTCAGGGGCTTTGTTAGTACCAAAAGAAGGTGGGGGTATTTTACTATCACCTAACAATGCTTTAGCTTGTGATTTCAAACCACTTATATTAAAAGTGTCAGATGATATTTTAGGTAGTGAAATGTTTAATGCCCCGTGACCAATAGAACTAAACAAACTATTTAGACTACTTAATTTTGAAGGATCAAGACCTTTCATAGCAACTGCTGCAAGTGAGGCTCCTCCCACTATAGTTTTGGCAGAGGCTAATTCAGAACCAAATTGACTACTACTTACATTTCCTGCTATGTTTTTAACTGCACTTGATATATTACTCATTCCTGTACTAGTTACTGGATTACTAGAGTTGTTAGATATAGAATCCATACCACCTGGTAATCCTCCTAAACTAGATGTGTTAACTCCGGGTATTGATGAATCAACTGCTGATTTTACCAACGTGTTTGCGTTTAGTCCTTGTCCGCTTGAAGCAGCAGATGCCGCTGCCATTGCAAGGCCTGCACCCGGTACACTTGCCTCTAATGCAGTCCTTGCAAGTCCTTGAACTTGAGGATCGTTTGCGACTCTTACAGCAGTGTCAGCCACTGTGCTAGCGGCATTAGCAAGTGCAGTTACATCTCCGGCGGCACTGGCTATACTTGTTGGATCAGATGGTGCATTGATAGCATTTAAGTTTTGAGGAACATTGGGCTTCAATGGTTTAAATGCAGATACTACGCTAGAATATAAACTTGAAGCAAAACCTTTAACTGCTTTAGCAACATCAATTCCACCTAACTTAATTCCACTAAGTGCGACTAGAGACTTGTCTGCTAAACCTGCTGCAAAATTACCACCTGAAATAAGTTGACTTACTGATCCTGCCATGCCTCCTGGAATTTTATCGGCTAACTCAGCTGGATTTAATCCAACTGACCCTGAAGGAGAGTTAGATGATAAGAAGTTTGTTGTGGCTTTTAGTCCCAAAGAGGCAGTACTCATTATCAATCCTGCTGTTTGTGTTGAATGTTCGTTACCGCTTATGATACCTGAAGATTTTAATTTATTTTCACCGTCTACTAATAATGATGCAGCTGCCTTAGTTTGTGATCCAGTATCATTTAAAAATTGATTTAAATTAGTAACACCATTTTGACCTGTAAAAATATTATTAGGCATTGCTTGTTCTAATGTTTTACCACTATTCAATGCATAATTAACTGCAATGTCACTGCCAGGTTTAATAATGCCGGCGTTGCTCATTTGAGTAGCATTTAATCCAAAACTACCTACACCGGCAACTTTTATACCTAGTCCGTTGTCTAAAATTCCAGCACCACCTGCTAGTACTGCAGGACCTAGTGGACCCAATGCCGCTTGAACTGCCATTTGACTAACCATACTGGTTACTGCGGGATTACTTAATGTAGTGCTTAATCCTTTAGTAAGATTTGTAACATCTGTTATTCCAGGGACTGTGGCTGCAAATGTACTATTAGTAACATTATCAGGTGACTGAGGTACTGCAGCGTTTACTGAACTTATTGCTGAACTAGGTGAAGACGGGAATGCGGCGCTTGCGCTTTTATTTGTTTTCTTATCAACACCTTTACCTGCTTCTGCCCATGGCATGTGGGCCGGGGCACGATTAACAATACTTGCCAACTTGGCCGGTGCAGGGTTATAACCTTTACTATCATCAAGTAGTGTATCAGATAGTACGCTTACATCAATCTGTTTAACTTCTTTAGGTGTTGTAGAT